AATTTGAAAAAAATTCAACCCCTGCTTCTCCTGTTTCTTCATCTACTCTTAATAATCTATGTAGCTCATTTTTACCCGCTACTCTACTTCCTTTACTTCTATCGGACTGTCTCCATCGACATCCTCTCAATATCATTGTTTCTGCAATCGAAGGACCTGTCTGTCCTCTGTTATGCCAACAAGATGAGTCAAGAACACCATACCAAATCTTATCATCGTTCTCTCTTTCAATACTTAGTATTAAGTCTGCTAACTCTTCTGCTGTTTTCTTTTGTGCATAAAGTTCTCTATATACAATTAATTTATTATCTGGCCTTACTGCTACCCATAAACATGCTGACCAACTTGAATACCCATAGTCACATGTTCTAAATCTTTTCCATGAAGCAGGAACACTATAAGGTTCTACTACATGTATATCTCTATTAAACTCTGTGAAGGCAGCACCTTCTGCTATATCCCAAGAACCTTCTAGTAATTGTTGTCTTTGTACTTCAGGTAAAGATAACAAGTTTGCTTCATACTCTCCTGCCTCAGAAAGGTAAGGATTGTCTGTAAGTTTAGCAGGTATAAACCTTCTTTTAAATAAAGGATTACCTTCTTTTTCATGCCCTTTAGGATAAGTTAGTACTTCTCCATTTTCTATATCTGTTGCCCAAAACGATGAGTTATAAGCAGCAGGATCAATAAACATTTTTTTAACCCACATGTGACCAGGACCACCTGGGTTAGTAGTGCCTCTCATATACGTAGGTAAATCATTATCTACAGTACGTAAACGAGAACGTAAATAATTCCAAGCATATGGTGTACCATACTGAGTAAGCTCATCTACACCTATCCAAGTAAAAGCTTGTCCTTGGTATCTTAGAACGTCTTTATCTTGTTCAAGATATGTCATCCATATTCTAGCACCAGAGGGAAATGTCCATAAAGACTTTCTTTCACTCCACTTAGCACCAGGAAATACTCTTGGATATAATTCCTGACTCTTCTGTACTAGCTCTCTTAACTCATCATTTGTTCTTCTAAGTAGAAGAGCACTATGGTTAGGATGGTTGCAATATCGCAACACATCCGCTAGTAAAGCGTAGGATTTACCTCCACCTGCCGCACCACCATATAAAACTTCTTTTTCATTAGCTGCTAAGAAGTCTGTCTGTGGACCACTGTTAGGTTGAAATACAATATCTCTTTCTTCTTCGATAACTTGTAGATCATCATCAGTTTCAACTATATTAGCTCTAACTGGTGGCTTCCTTTTGGCTCGAATAATTTTCTGCTTCTTTGATGAGGTCTTCTTGCGTCTCTGCCCTTGTCTTGGCTTTAACTCGTTCCCATCTAATAGTTGCTGCTTTTTTATTTCGTTCACTTTCATCCTTCTTTAGCATTTTAAATAGAGCAACATGTGATATAGATCTACCACTTTTTGCTGACAACCATTTAGCTACTTCACGTAGACTAGATGTTTTAGCATGTTGTTTAGCTATATCTAATAGTTCTTGTTGTTCTGGTATGCTTCTTAATAAGTCTTTTGAGTTTTCTACAAGTTCCCAACCAAACGGAACAGTAGAACCTAGTTTTCTTTTATATTCAATTTCCATCTACTTCTTCTTCTTCATTCTTAGAAGGTAGTATAAACAAACCAGATGGAGTGTTTACTTCTATCTTCTCTTGCTTTACTACGCCTGCTCTATCCAATACATCTTTTGCTGCAGTAAGTTTATCTCTATTACCTAACTCAGTAGGATCATCAATGATACCTGTTATTGCAACTGCTGCTTTAGGTGCATGCATGGATAAATATTCTTTTGAAGCTTGTAATATTTCTTCGTTAAGATTAGCTGTAACATCTCTCCAGGTAGTGTTAGGACTATAGCCTGCTATATCCATTGCTAATCTATGATCACCCATTGCTTCACCAAATAAAGCATCTATAAATTTTTTCTGTTTTTCTGTTAGTTCTTTTGACATTTAGAATCCTGTTGAATACTCTTCTACGAAAGCAGTAACTGTTATATCGTCAGCTGTACCTGCTGTTGCTGATAAGAGATCTCCTGTATCAAAGTAAATAGGAGAATCAGATATAACTAAAAAATCATTTGCAGCTATACTTTTAGCTCCTGTAAGTGCAAAGTGAGTAGTAGCTGATGCATCATAAAACTCTAACTTAACTGTAGCAGCAGAAGATGCATCTACATTTGCTATCATTATTGAAGTAATAACAGCACGAGATAAACTAGGAGTTGTATAAATAGTTGTCCTATTCGTAGTAGATAATGCTACTGACTGTGATTTAAATGTAGGTATAGCCATTTATTTTTTAATACCAAATAAACATTTCTTACCAGTAGGAGAGTCTACTTTCAAAGCTCCACCACCTTTTCTATAACCAACATGCATTAACTTACTTGTTTCGGTAGCATATGCTTTAGCTTTTCTTTTACCTTCATCTGTATAAGAAAACTTTTTATCTCCAACCATTGGCATGGTGTTTCTCCTTTACTCAGTTTTTTCTTTAGTTTTAATAGTAATATCTAAATCTTTACCTTTCGGTGCAGATGCTGTTAAAGATATTTGTGACGCAGCACAACCTATTAAACTTAAACTTAATACAAATACAATTATTAAATTTTTCATTTCTTTCTCCTTACAATTTTCTTTCCTGCTTTTTTATTACGAGGAAAGGATCTATTTTTACTTCTTGATACTACCCTAAGATTACTTTTTTTATTATTCCTAGGATTACCGTCTTTGTGATCTATATCTTTTTTATCACCTTTAGTTACTTTACCTTTACGTAAAGCAGCTCTTCTTACCTTGTTTCTAGATGCTCTTCTTTTTTTTTGATCATCTTTACTATGGTAATTTTTGTATTCCTTTTTATAGTTTCTAGCCATACTAGTCCTTATACAAATTATTAAAAGTTATATGTGGATCAGTATAACTTTCATGTTCTTCGCTACTATGAGTCCATTGACTAGGAGCAAAATCAGGAGCTCCTTCCCCAGTAACCCATAATGCAGGATTAGTAACTCTTACTCTATTGTTAGGTAATGCTACTATGTTTCCTTTCCATTGGCCTTCAGTCAAGTATAGTACATGACTTTGTTTATGTTGGTCCGGACTATCAGCTATTTCATCTTCTGTATAGTCTACAGTAAAGATATACTTAGCTAAATAAAACTCACCATCTATCTTAGCATACCAAGGGGATGATGATGTTCTATCCATTACGACAACTGAGTGTTGTCTTGACATACAATCCCAAGGTTGACATAAATGATTTTCCATTCTGTCAGGCCATTCATCTAGTGGTATGTCAGCAACTAGACCTTGTATTGGCATTCGAGCCCACATAGCACCGCCATGTACATTAGGCTCATCATCTTCAGCTTCACAACCAGTAAATACAATCTGAAAAGATAATGATCTATCTGGTATACAATTTACTGCTATTACTAGTCCATGTAGAAATTCACCATGATAATCCTGGTGATTAGCTGTAAACTCTTTTCTTACCCATACTTTAAAGTAGGGTACATTCGATATGAGATTTGGCATAGTCTATCTCTTAGACCCTGCCCCACCCCTTTTCATTCCTTTAGCTTTTCTAGGTACTCCGCCTTTGCTATATCCCTTAGCTTTTTTAGTAGCGACTCCACCTTTTTTGTAGCCTTTAGCTTTCTTCATGGCTGATCCGCCTTTTTTATAACCTTTAGCTTTCTTCATAGCTGTTCCACCTTTTTTCATGTAGCCCATTTTATTTCTAACAGTCTTAGGTAATTTACTAAGACCTTTACCTTTACTTCCTTTAGGTACTTGCTTCATTTCTTTTTTCTCCTTCTAGTAGTTTTTTTCTTTCTTACTATAGTTTTTACGTTAGTGGGTTTACCACCTACACCTTGTGCTTTAGATCTTTTTCTAGACACTGCACTTTTTCTTTGTGCAGCTGTCATACTCTTAGCTTTAGATCTTGGTACACATTTAGGGTAAGATCTTTTACTTTTACTTGCAGACTTTCTACCACAAGCTTGAAACTTACCTTTCTTCTTGGGTGCACCTATATCAACCCAATCTCCTTTAGGTCCTTTACCGAACCACGCTGTCAATCCTCCTGTAGGTTTAGCCATTACTTTTTCCTATTACTTTTTAGGTATTAGATGTTTCTTAGGTTTTTTATATCTTTTCTTTTGATCTTTGTTTATGCCTGATAAAATTTTAGCCTGACTTGCATGTAGCTTAGATGCTTTTTTTAAACCCTTAATTACTTTATCTAGTTTCTTAGTATAGTGCATTATCTGTAACCACCACCACGTTTTTTATAAGTACGAACTAACCACCCATTAGCATATGCTGACGGATATACTTTAAACTTTCTTTTAGCTTCTGCTTTTACTCTAGCGTATAATGCAGGGTTAGTAGGTTTTGCACCTTTTTTCTTAGTTGTTTTCTTTTTTTTCTTTGCAGCCATCTAACACTTCCACCTTCTTCTTGCTTGTCTAATACGAGAGTTCGGATTGTTTCTTGTTTTAGCTGAACTTCTCTTTAGTTGTCCTAATGATCTAGCACAATAAGACTTTCTTCTTTTCGCAGCTTTACTGCCTTTCTTAACTTTGCCAGTAACTGCTGTCTTTAACTTAGAACCAGGATTAGCTTTACGATACGCAGCTACCCCCTTTTTTGTCATACCTGCTCCAGACTTAGTAGGTCTATAGTTAGCACCTTTACCTTTAGTAGTCTTCGGTATATTCTTAGCTTTCTTTCTTGCCATATCTTAGTTGCCTTTTAGTATACCACCAAATAAATAATACGTTAAATGGTAATACATAAAAAAACAAATCCCCTTTATTTTCTATTAACGCTACTAACCCAATGTATAAACTTGCTACACCAAGTATGCACGCAGTAATTTTAAACGCTTCATACATCCTTTATCCTGTGTGAGGGTGCAGAGTATATCCACACCCTCGTACCCAGAAGGTTTATTTATCTGATTCAGTCATCTTCCTAGTGGAATCACTGGATCTCAAACAAATTACTATTGACACGAACCTCGCAAGAATAAGGCCAATGAGTAGAGGGACTATGGTTTTTCTTTATCTTTGATAAAATCATACTTCTGGGCAAACCATTCAGGTACTTCACTAGTACTCCAATAACTACCGATTTCTTTATCTAATGCTTCTTCAACTTCCTGTAAGGTAGGTACTCTACCCAACTTAGCAATAAAATCTTTATCCTCACGCATTGCAGCCCTAATATAAAAAACTCTGGAATGAGGTAGGTGAATACCTGTTCCCCTTCCACCTTTTATTAAGTGCCTGTAAAACTTCTCTAGTAAGTTAACATACATATCTTTTTTTTGCGTTTTGTCAAGTTTATTTCTATATCTTTTACCTATCAAGTTTACTGGATACTTTTCAGTCATTTCAAACCCCTTAAAATTTTGTTGTTGACAAATCTGAGAAACCGAGTATAACTGTATCCAACTAAGTTGGTGGGGTTATAATACCCTACCCTCTGTTTATATTCATTTAGTGATTCACTAGGTAAGATGGACAGCACTTCATTATCCCTTTCAAACTCATATAACCTATCAGCCACTCTATAGAGATCCATTGATGCTGCACTTGATTTAATTAAGTTAGCTTTCATAGATATAATCTCTACATTACCCTCAACATAACCTATTTCAGGTATTATTCTATCTAGGGATGGTGAGCTTAGATTCCAACCTTTTCTTTTATCAGTCTTATAAGCTAATTTAATCTCTGGAAAGTAGGGACAGTATTCTTTGGCTATAGTTCTCACATAGTCTATATGCAAGTTAAACCTAAGTCTTTTAATTCGTGCCCTATTCCTGGCACTCCTCAACATCTTATCTAACTTATATTCAATAGGATCAGCATTCATTCTTTTCTTATGCCAATTCTTTAAATATTCAGATTTCCCATTCGTCATAAATACGTATTTTAACCTGATTGGTATTTGGTGTCAACTTAGTTAACAACATATTCCCTAAAATTATTACAAATACGTAGGTATGAACTGCTTAACATCCGATATACCAAATTTTATGTAAGATAGGTATATACGTACGTGGTGGGGGGCGGTGGCTCATATGTACCCTTATGTGTGTAACTTACTGATATTGCGTATGTACAGCGTTATGCACTTGTTACACACTTGTTATCAAGAGGCCTACACATATTACACACCTTTTGACCCAGGAATTTAAACTGTTGCATAAATAACACAAGCTGATTGAGGCCGTGTAGGTGTTGTAAATATGTATCAATTTTTTGTTGTAATTTTACAACTAGTACTACTTTAGAACCATTCTAAAAAGCATATCCCTCAACTGTTGTTTTAAAACCACACCCCCTCTAAGATCTGGTTTTTAAAATGATATTTATAATGTATATATACACCAAATAGAAAAAAAGTGTTTCAATTATGCAACATAGCCTTTAAAACGATTTTAAGCCCCATAGAGCCAATGTTAACCACCTTGAGTATATTGGTATTTAAAATCTTTAAATTTAATTATTAGCAGAAAACCCTTTCTATTTATATTATAAATATTACAAAGTTTTACTATTTATAAAAAAAATATAATTAATGCTTGCATTTATTTTTTGTTTCCTATAACCTCTTAGATATTAGATGGATGTTCCACTTTGTGAATGTCCCAATATTAAGAGGTGATAAAATGAGAAAATCTCAGAAATGCAATCGCCAAGCTAGTAAAATAATTGATAATCAAATCATGAAATTTTATAATGCTAGCTTGAGTGATAAGCAAAGAAAAGACATAGTAAATAAAGCCACTAATTATGGCACTAATAAAACTAATAACAATACAATTTATCAATTAATTAAAGATACTTTGATTGAAGATAAACCTTTCCGCAATATTGCACCACTTGGCAAGCAATTAGAGAAAGCAAGTATTGAAAGTGGTTATTATAATTCAAAAGGTAAATGGATATCTACTTTCTATGTTACTACTAATTTACCTAAAATTGATTTTAATGGCTTAGGCGTTAAACATCAGACGCATGACGAAAGGATGAGAGGTAAGAAAACTCTCAAAGCTTATAAGAACACAATTGATAATTTTGATAGGAGCAAAATTAATCAAATTAAATAAATTCTAGATACTCCAATTTGTGCAGTATCTAACAACAAATTTTATTCAATGCTTTTAGCTATGGATAAAATACAAGTGAAGGATTGATGAAACTATCATCAGTCCT